CAGGGCATAGGGCATTGGCAATTTCTAGCGAAGAAGTGGTAGCTGCTGATGATGATGAGGCTAAATTCTCCAATAAATTGCCTGTTAGAATCAATGGGGCAACGTATAATATCATGCTAACTGTGACGTAATAAAGGAGAATGAAATTGCAGCTTAACGTATTCGAGAGACTTTTAATCAGAAACATTATCCCGCAGATTCAAGGCTGGAACTTCGGTCATATGAAGGAAGCCCGCAAACTTGTAGAGGACTTATTTACCCCTGAAGAAGAAGAAAAACTAGCTATCACAGTAAACGAAGATAGCAAAGGGGTAACTTGGAAAGTCAAAGATGATGAGGGGAATGATATACCTCAGTCAAAAGAAGTAGAAATCTCGGAAGGCTTGAGTAAGAAGATTAAGAAACTACTTGAGCAACTTGACCGAGAGAATCGTTTGGAAATGGCGCATTTTACACTATGCGAAAAGTTCGGGATAGGTAAAGAATAGACAGGTGGCAGCGAAAAGGCGAAGCGGCATAATCGCACAAACCGATGAGGAAACGGGTTAGGTATTGAGGTAGTACATCTCTTGCCATCCACACCCAGGTGAAAAACACACCGGCTGCCACATTCTAAAGGAAGTTAAATGAGTAAGACTATAACTTGTAAAATATGCGGGCAGGAATTTGAATTCCTAGATGGTGAAATTGAATTCTACCAGGATAGAAAACTCATAGAGCCTAAACGCTGCCCTGAATGTAGGACTAAAAGAAAATCAGATAAGGAAACAATAGCTAGATTAGAAGCTAGAGTAAAAGAACTGGAATCTAAATAAATACATCTATAAGGAAGGTGTAACATGGCAAAGATTAATTCAAGGTTTGTTGACGGACTATCAGTAGCTAAAGGTGCTAGAGAAGCAGGGTGGCTATTTGGTAAACCGTCTATTCATTATGGTGGGACGGCAAGTTATGGGGGTTGGTCTAAATCAGATACCTCCCCACTTAATCAGAAAGGCGGAGGTTGGTTAGCCAATCTTTATGGAGGCGCACAGTCTGGTGATGATTGGGCTTCTTTATACATACCAGTTAATGAGCTTCCCGTAACTCAATTAGAAACGGCTAACTGGTCATGGTACCAAACTAATGCTGAATCAATGGGACTTGGTTGTGTTATATGGGTGCATGACCCCGATGACTTTGATAAAAGAGCAGAGATAACCCAATTAGGCGGTGTAGCAGGATTAGAACACGCTGCTGGATGGAACGCACACGAGTTTGATTCTACTGATGCAGGAATGTTCTTTTATGGTGAAGGGACTACTGGGACAGCTTTAACGGCTGGTACTCAATATACATGGGCGCAATTCCAGGCAGATGCATTATTTTCTACATGGTCTATCTATCGTATCTCATGGGACTGGGGTTGGGAAGCATCAGGGACTTTTGAAGATGCTTGGTTAGCTGAAGTCAAAGTCAATGGCGTTTATATTCCTTTATATCCTACTGATGGTGAGACTATAGGCGGGCCGACCAAGACTTTATATGTAGCTACTTCTGGGACTTCTACCACTAAGGCTACGGCGATAACCCCTTCATCGGTGTTTAAGAAAATAAGAATGAAATCCGTTAGCATGGCAACTGCCAGTTCAACGGCTGCTATTTTTGAAGTCTACTTTGGAACGGGTGCGAATATAACTTCAACGCCTGCTAACGCTATTTGTATGGCTAATCTTGATACTGATTCTGTAGTTACTGACCACTTTGAATTTGGTGATGATGGCCCGTTGGGGGCGATAAATACAGTTGTCTCAATCAGGACTTCGGCAGACATTACGACTAACGGTTACTTTGTATTTACCTACAGAGAAGAATAATGGAATATAAAATATGAGCTTAAATGCCCTCAATGCGGGTATCATTATTATCTATCTGTATTAAACCATCCAACATGGGAGCGATGCCCGATTTGTGGATGCAGTAAAAAGATAGAGGAATTCAAGGTGAAACAATGGGTTTTGAAACCTTAAAGAACATCATAGAACAGAATAAAGAGCGGGAATCTAATCTTAATGAGGACGAGGATTTAACTAATAGTCAATGCCCTTATGATTACTGGCCGCTTGACATAAATTCTAAGGGTGAACGCTCTTGCCCAATATGCGGCAGGGTTTGGAGATAATATGTTCGGTGCTTATGCTTCAATAGGAGACTTAAAGGGGATACTCGGCATTACGAGTACCACGGATGACACTGTAATGCGCAAAATTTTGGAGGCTGCTTCACGCTCCATAGATTCGTACACCAACCGAACGTTTGTAACCCAAACAGCCACTAAGTATTTCGATGGTGGTTATTCTTTATGGTTGCCAGACCTCTTATCGGTTACAACTTTAAAGACAGACGAGGACTGCGATGGCACTTATGAGAACACACTAACCACAGATGATTATATTTTATATGGGGTAGGATTAGAAGATAGGTTAAACACCTATCCCAAAACAGAACTTGTTATTAACTCTAGTCTAGGCGACTATGGTTCATTCGCTTCAGGGGTTAAGAAGGGTGTAGAGATTGCTGGAATATGGGGATATGGAGACGGTATCTCGGCTACGCCTTATGTAGCAGATACTACGATAACTGAGGACTTGACGGCTGGTGAAAGTGCGATAGATGTTACCAGTGTAACCAATTTAAGTGCTGGACAGTTAATCCTGATAGGCTCTGAGCAGTATTACATCTATTCAATATCTACTTTAACCTTAACAGTAGAACCTGGTGTAAACGGTACTACACAGGCTACTCATTCTAGCGGTGCTACTATTTACATCTACCAATACCCCTCAGACATAAGACAAGCGTGTATAGATTTAAGCGTAGCTCTTTATCAGAATAGAAGCAAACAAGGTCTACAGAGTGAGCGCATTGGTGACTACAGCTATACCATTCAAGGTACTTCTTTAGGTAAGAGTATGACGGAATCTATTTTAGAGTCAATTAGAAATTACAAGAGGCTGAGGTTCTAGTGGGGATAAGTTCTGGACTCTTTAATCATACATTAACACTTCAAACTCTAACCGAAACAGACGATGGAATGGGCGGAATTACAACCGCATGGGCTGATAGCGGTACATTTAGGGCAAGGATAAGTTCGCTATCCGCGCAGGAAAGATTAGCACAAGATAAAAACACAACATTTGCTACACACAGAATTTATTGTGACAATATGACCATAACTACTGCCGATAGAATTAAATGGGGTAGTTATTATTTTCAAATTACAGGTATTAAAAACCCCTCAGAAATGTATCATCATCTCGAAATAGACGTTAGAGAAATAGACTAATGGCTAGATTTAATGAATCGTTTGACGAGACATGGGATATAGACGTTTCCAAAAACAAGGGATTCTCTTATGATTTTAAGTTTATGTTCGATAGGGAAAATAATCGTTTTATAACGGACTCTAATGAAACATGGAACCAAGATATATCTAAAACAGGTAGATTTGGAGTAAGTAGTGATTAGCCAAGTCAACACTGGATTCTATAATCTATTAAAATTGTGGCCAGAAACTACGGCCAGAAACACTGCTTATGTAGTAGGTGACGTGATAAAACCGACTACCTATGCAAGTCATTCATATAAATGCACTACAGCGGGGACTTCACATAATACAACTGAGCCAACTTGGACAACTACTAACGGGGCTACTACTACTGATGGGACGGCGGTATTTACCTGTTATGATACCAAGACCTACCAACTGAAGGCGAAACAAGCGGATACAGTTCCTTATGTAACCTTCGGATTAATTATTTCAACACCTCAAGGAACATTCGCAGATTACGAGGCTATCGAAAATTCAAACTACTGGGTTAATTGTTTCTCGGATAAAAGTCCTGCTGATGTTGCTGAAATAGCAGATGAGGTATGCGATTGTTTAAGAACTGCCACTATAACAGTAACGGGCTATACCCAAATGAAAATAGTTAGAACCTTTTTAGGTGCTGCGATTTGGGATTCGGAAACAAATATATATCAAATTCCTTTAAGGTTTCATGTTCAGTTAGACAAATCATAATGGCAAACATTTTAACACGCCTAGATTTTAATCCTAGTGCGTCTGATAATACTTTAAAGCTATCCCCAACGGGCTTTAGCCCCCAATCTACCAGCCCTCCGGACACTTTCCGGTGTAGTGGTGATACCACCCCTCTCCTTAACATGTAAGCTAGAATGTTTGTTTTTAGTTAATACAATCAAATTCTCAATACGATTATCATCCCTAACACCATTTATATGATGAACAACCTCATTTGTTTTAAGTAATCTTCCATTAAATTGTTCCCAAACATAACGATGTTCTAACACACAACCATCCTTATTGGCTCTTGGGTGTTCAGGGAGATAAATAAAAATATAACCAGAACTATTTTTATAATGCCCTCCCTTCCATAAATGGTGGTCTTCCCCGCGAGGGCGATGATTAGGAAGATATAATTTATCACCATGTTTGGGGTAACGTGGTTGCCCATTAGATTTACACTCGGTTACCATCCCCCCACAACCACAAGCACAAGGAATCCCTTCTGGGGGTAATCGCCTATTAGAAGACCTAGCCCATAAATGTTCACCCCTAAGGGTGTTATGCCCATGAATAAATCTAGGCGGGTGTTGTTTATGCCAAGGTTTATAAGGGATTTCATTACCACAGCCACATGCACATATAGTCATTATCTTACCTCCTGTAAATATTATAACAGGTTGGTAAACAAAAGTCAAGTTTCTACTTAGGAGGTTTTATTATGAGCCATGTTGCAGGCAAAAATGGATACGTAGATACTGGTTCTGCGGTATCGGGAATCAAATCTTGGACATTGGATTATAATTCCGATGCTCTAGAGACTACTGACTTCGCAGATGCGGGAGTAAAATCCTACATCATAGGCGGGTCTGGATGGTCGGGAACTTTTGAAGGTTTCAAGGATGGTGCGCCTCAGACTCTAGCAGGTTCTAGTGTAACCCTAAGTTTGTATGAGGACAATACCTATCTCTGGACTGGTACGGCATTTATTACGGGAATCTCGGCTAGTACGTCTGCGGATGGGATTGTTTCATATAGTTATACCTATCAAGGTACTGGAAGTTTGACCACGCCTTTAGGTTAAGACTTGTACTATCTAGTCTCGATTTATGGTATAATATAAGTATGAGCATAGTTATAAAGTGTGATTTTTGCGGTAAAGAACGGGTTACTTATCCATCACAAACCCACGATAAGAACTTTTGTAATTCAGAATGTTACCATAAATGGCGTAAGACTTTAGTTGGGAAGTTGGGATATAATTGGAAGGGTGGCAAGATAACAAAGATATGTATTAGGTGTGGTAAGGAATTCCAGGTATTCCCAAGTGGTAATCATCACACCCATTGCTCTTTAACTTGCGCTAACAGAGACATGGCAGACGCACAAAAAGGAATACCAAACCCTAGTAAAGGGAGCAAAGGTGAAGCTAACGGGAGTTGGCGAGGTGGTAAAAAGACTTACATTTGTCAATGGTGTGGGGATGAGTTCAAAGCCTATGAATGGGCAATACATAAATTCTGTTCGGTAACTTGTGCTAGACAATATCAATTCACGGGGGAGGGGAACCCTAATTGGAACGGCGGTGTATCAACTGAAAACGAAAAGTTAAGAGGCGAGAAACCAACCCGTGAATGGCGCAAGTCTGTTTATGAACGTGATAATTATACCTGTCAAGAGTGCGGAGAAACTAAGAAGGTGTTAAACGCTCACCACATTAAGCCGTGGGCATTGTATCCTGAATTAAGACACGATATAGACAACGGCATTACGCTTTGTGTAGATTGCCACGAGAAACAACATAAAGAGAAAAGGAATGGTATTTACTCAGCTTTAGCCTCATAGTAACCATCATCACAACCATTGTCATAAACCTCATCACATAAGGTAGATACATCATCTTGAAGTTCTGATAAATCACCAGACATTTGCATAATTTTGTTTACTAAGGTATTTATTTTAGATTGAAGTTTTTTATCTATCATTTAATTTAAGCCTCCAAAAAGGTGTTAATGTTTTTGCGGATGTAAGGAGTGTTTAGGTCAAGCAGACGAGATAGTTTTTTTAGTCCTGCTTCATTGGGGCGGAAAGCGTAACCATTGATTCTCTGATATTCATACCATAGGTCTCTGCCTTCGGCAAATTCTTTTATTTTAGTATCGTTAATTAACATTCCAATCTCCTTACTTAACTTTATATCTATATTATAAACTATATATCTGAGTTTGTCAAGTCTTTTTTGAACTATTTTGAAATATATTTTTAACATGGAGGTGCTTTATGGCTCATTTAGCTGGTAAGTCAGGTAATGTTTATTTGGCTTCAACTATAATTGATGATTGTGAAGATGATTGGCAAGACGGGACTCAT